ATCATAATTATCTTTAATTCTCGCATAAACAGAACTAGCAAATGTTGCTGTCAAAGTAAATGTTTCACCTTGTAAAACATATTGATTTGATGATATAAGATTATAAACAGACATTACTATATTATTTTATTATTTTATTATTTTATTATTTTATTATTTTATTATTTTATTATTTTAAACACATATCTAAAATTAATACTAATATAAATATAAATATTAATACTAATATAAATATAAATATAAATATTAATATGACAGAAAATAATAATATTTATGTATCAAGCAGAGGAATCTTAAAATCGTGTGATTATTACTCATATTATCCTGTATCGAGTATTATACATCTAGTTAATTATCCTATTATTGAAACCATAAACAATATGAAAAATATCAAGAATCCCTCTATATATATATGTTCAAGCAGTATAGTAACTTTTATTAATAAAATGCTGCCATTAATTAATTTTTCTTTTATTTTAGTAAGTGGCGATTGTGATGAAACTATTCCACAAGAAATACTAAGTCACACCGATTTTAATAAATTATTAAATGATACTCGATTAATACATTGGTTTTGTCAAAATATGACTATTCAACATAGTAAAATAACAAAGCTGCCGATTGGATTAGATTATCATACACTAACAGTAAATCCAATCTGGGGACCTTTATCCAGCTGCCAACAGCAAGAGAAACAATTAATTTATTTTATAGAAAAATCAGTTCCTTTTTGGAATCGTAATATTCATTGTTATGCTAATTTTCATTTTTCAATGAATACTAAATTAGGTTATGATCGTAAAGATGCATTTAAAAAACTGAATAAAAGATTAATATATTATGAGGAAAAAAAGGTTACTCGTCTCACTACTTGGAATAAACAAATTAATTTTGCGTTTGTTATTTGTCCACACGGAGGCGGACTAGATTGTCACCGAAATTGGGAAGCCTTATGTTTAGGCTGTATTCCAATTGTTAAAACCTCACCAATTGATAGTTTATATGATGGTTTGCCTGTCTTAATAGTTGACGATTGGCAAAATATTACTATTGAATTATTACAAAATACAATAATTCAATTTAAAACCAAGTTTGAAAATAATGAGTTTAATATGGAGAGAATAAAATTGGAGTATTGGATAAAATTAATAAATAGCTATAAATAGCTATAAATAGCTATAAATAGCTATAAATAGCTATAAATAATTTAAGATTCGGCGGATTGAGATGGATAAAACCATCTAAAGGATAAATAATCGGCATTTGTATTACCAAGATTTCCGCCAATTCCGCCTAACATTGGACCTGCATTTACTATTTCTTGTATTTGATTAGCTCCAATAGAATAAGCAAAATATTGTAATTTTGAAATAAATCCATCAAAACCGCCATTTAAAGCTACATAAACTGGTTCATAATTTTGATTTGGTAATCCTTTTAATACTGAACTTTTAGTTAATGTTCCATTAATAAACACATCTAATTTATATTGGTTTACTCTAATAATAATATTAATCCAATGTTGAATTGGAATATTGCTAATAGTAACTATTTCGCTAGGACTTTCAAAAGTGCTCATTACTATTAATAACTCTCTATAATCAGTTGATACATATAATCCAGGAGCATTATTAGGTTGAACTATGCCATTTACTGCACAACTATCATTTCCTTTATTAAAAATATGTCTAAATTGTTTTTGAGTTGATAATGATTGCCCTGGTGAGGTTCCTATTTTTAGTATATCTGGTTCTTTTAAGAATATCCACGTTGACCAAGTAAACACTAAACCTTCATTTTTATTTTTAGATCTTATTATTGGAATTGATTTACTCTCTCTAGGGTCTACAGGTATTCTTGTAAAAGTCTTGCCGTCTTGTATTCCCTTAATTAATATAGGATCATCATCTGGTGTAAAAAAATAACCAAGTATCTCAGTTCCTATCTTTAATAAAATAATAAAAATAAATATTATTAAAATTATAAAAGCAAGTTTTGCTACAATAGTATTAGTTTCTAAAAATGCTAAATTACTGAATATATTTTTATTATTAAAGTCTTGAAAACTCATATTAAAATATGTATATATTAAAATATTATTAAATAGTTATAGAACCAGACTCTTCATTATTTACTAAATAAGTTAATTTTAATTTATATCTATCAAATAAACTTAATCTACCGCCACATTTTGGACCAGTTGAATATATATTAAAAACTTCGTGTGGATTAAGTGCTTTTGAAAAATATTGTGTGTTTGAAGTCCAGCCTTTAAATCCACCATCTGGTGTAAGAATAACTGAAGCAGTTGAGTCTATAATAGCAGTTGCTGGTAATATACATGTTCTTACTAATTTTCCATTTAAATATAAATCTAAAGTTCTATTATTTAAAGATACAACTAAACTAACCCAACGTTGTAATGGAAAATTATTTATTTTACAAGCATAAGCAGAGTTGGAGGAAGTATTTTGTCCAGTTGATCCGGTTGCTCCAGTTATTCCTTGATATGTATTTGAGCTATCAAAATTACGATTATTATAATCATCCAAATTATCTAAATAAGCATAAACGGAATCTGCTCTTACTTTCATAGCATCTTCTATTGCTGCTGATGTATATGATGGTGTTGTTCCGTAATCACTTTGAAAATTGCTGTCCATCGTAAGACCTTCTATAACTGGACCGGTTGCTCCTGTACCTGTTGCTCCTGTTCCGGTTGCTCCTGCGCCGGTTGCTCCTGCTCCTGTTGTGTTTGAGGGGGCTGCTTGTAAATTATAAGTATTTATAGCAACATTAATATTATTTTCATATGGATCAAAATATATCTTTGGATTTACTGTACCATTTGCACTTCGTCTCATTAATACTATTTTTTGCTCTGTTAATCTATGAGACCAATCCGTTACAAAAAACCATATTGAATAAGCATAACTATTTGTATGTAAGTTTCCTTTTAATTTGTCAGGAGTAATTGTTAAAGGTAATGTTCCAGACCTACAATCGCTTAATAACACAAATTGTCTCATATAAAACCACCATAAAAAGTATATAATAAAATAACCTATCACTACTGTTAAAATTATTTCAAATAAATCCATAATATAATATAATTAGATAATTAAAAATTATAATTTTTAATTACAATTTTTAATTATAGTATTAAAAAATTATAGTTATGGTTACAGTTTTAAAGTACAAGGATTACCACCCGTTTTTAATTTAATCAATTCTACTATTTCTTCATACATTGAAGCTGGTATTATTATAATTTCATTATTTTTTTTATCAATTACATATGGATCAAGAAATTTATATTTTTTATTTTGATTGCTCCAATTCTTTGAATTAGTATTTTGCGCTTTAACTTGCTCTTTAATATTATTAATATCTGTTTTCTCTTTCTCTTTCTCTTCTTTATATTCTTCTTTATATTCTTCTTTATATTCTTCTTTATATTCTTCTTCACATACATATTCATTTTCACTTTCATTTTCATATTCGGAGTTGGTTTGAGCCGCCTCGGAGTTGGTTTGAGCCGCCTCGGAGTTGGTTTGAGCCGCCTCGGAGTTTTCATTATAGTACTTTATATATTTTTCTAATGTTTCTATTTTTTCGCTATTTGTGGTATCTTCAATTAAATTAAATAATTCAATAACATCTAATTTATGATTTTGTTTTTTATAATTTACTAATTGTAGTGCTAAATCCACTGATATTTTTTTATGTTCATTATTTTTTGTATCTAATAATTTCAATAATTCTTCAGGTAGATCCTTAATTTTCAAATATTTTTGAATAGTTGCTTTAGAAATATTTACTTTTTTACATATACTATCAATATTATCTTCACATACATCAGATAATTTGGCAAAGGCTTTTACTTTATCATATGTGGTCATCTGATTACGATTAATATTTTCAACTAAACTTATCTCTTCTGCTTTATGTAAGTCAACATTAATAATATTGCAAGGAATAGTTAAAGATTTTAATAATACCATAGCTTTATAACGGCGACTTCCTGCTATAATTTCATAAGTATCTTTATTATCATTATAAGTTACTGTTATTGGATTAATTAAACCATTTGATTTAATATCATTTGCTAAATCTTCAATATTTGATTCATCTTTAATACTCGCTGACGTTTTTCTAACATTTAAATCTGAAATATATAATTTTGATATATCAATTGATTTAACAATCATTGCCATGCTATTTATTCTAATCTATTCTTTATTTATTTATTTATTTATTTATTTATTTATTTATTTATTTATTTATTTATATTTTTAAATTAATATCTTGTTGAGAGAGAGAGTTTTGGAAATAAGAAACATTTTTAATTCCGCCATTTATGCCATCAATATCGCCCACTACAGCATTATTATTATTTTTTAAAGGCGTAATATTTGGAGTTGAAGAGTATAATGTTTTATTAATAAAGATATCTAGGCTGCCTCCATGATAGTTAATTATAATAGTGTTCCATTTTTGGTATTTAAGCTCTTTAAACTCATATAGTTTGATTAAACGATTTGGGTTTTCTCCAGGTATTGTTGTAGCTGCCCAAAACTCAATAATATTATTTTTATATATTACTTTAACAATATCACTAATATTTATTAAATTAGTTGATTTATTATATGCATCAGATACTGATTTTGGTTGCGGAAAAATCCATAATGAAAATGCAACCGCATAATTATAATTAAAAAACTTTTCAGACGTGTCTAGTTTAGAAGTATTAGATAATTTTACATCCTCTTTTGTTAAAAATAAACCTAAATTGGTAACTCTATCTAATGGAACCGGATCAATTAATAAAATATTTTCTTTTGGACTAAATAATTTTTTTAATAAACTATATATAAATGGAATTAAAAACTTAAATACAATTAATAATGCTTCAATACCAATTAAAATAAAAATCTTTTTATTTGTCTTCAAATATTCTTCTTTAATCCAACTTGCAAAATTAATAAATAAACAAGGTAAAAATCCTATTATTAGATTTATAAAATTAAAAATATTTTTATGAGGACTCTTATCCGGTTTGTTAACTTGTATATACAAATTTAAATAAAATCCTATACAATAACCAATTATTGCAAAGATTGTTCCAAGAATCCAACCACCTAATAATGTAAATAGTATAAAAAATATAAGCGAAATACCTATTTCAGTTTGAAACTCTTCAAATTTTTCATATAATACTGATACTAATCCAATTAATATAAGAATATTTACTATAATTTGTACGTGATCTAGCTTAAATGTTGTAAATGTTAGTAAAAATAATAATAATATTAAAATAGTTAATCCTGTAACCCATAAAAATGGCATTTTTATTTTTTCATACAAACCAATATTTATAATTTCTGAAGTGTTTTTGTTGTTAGCATCATCATCATTAAAGTTATATACATCATTGTTATACTCATTTATATTTTTTTGTATTTCTTTATCTTTTATTTTTTTTGTTTTTATCAGTTCTGTAATTTCTTGTTTTGTTTTTCCTTTTGCTACAAAACCACTTATCTTTGTTTGTTTCTCATCTTGTTTTCTTTTAAGCTGATTATTAAGCTCTTTATTAAACTCTTTTATAGTTTTGTTTGCAGTATCAGTATTTATAATTCCAAGATTTTTTGATTCATAATAATTAATCCAACTTAAACTTAAAGCGCTAAATCCAAATCCAGAAAATAAAACAATAAAAAAATTACTATTTTCGGTAAACCAATTTATAGTATTTTTAAAATAATTTGTAAATTTAGCACTATAATTTTTAAGATAATTATAAAAACGAGAACTGCTTTTTGTTTCTGCATTTTTTTCTTTAAAATAATTCTCTATACTAATTTGTTCTTGTTGTTTAATATATTCATCACTTAATTTATCTGGTGTAGATTTTATTGGAACAAATAGAGCATAATAAATAATGATTAACATTATTATTACATAAATACTAGTTGCAATAATTAAAATATTAATATATTTACTTGGGTCTGTAACATCCGGCGCCTCCATATAATTATATTATAATGAGATAATTATAATACTATTAAAATACTATTAAAATACTATTAAAATATTAAATTATAATTTTTCTAGTGCGGTTTTCTCTCCGTGACAATTGCGGCAAAGTGCTTCTAAATTACTAATATGATTAGAACCTCCATACTCTAACCGTAATTTATGATCAACTTCAAACCACGCTGGTAACATACATCCACACTTTCCACATTTCCAATTTTGTTGTGCTGCTATGTATTTTTTTTTGGTTTCGCCAACGCTTCTTTTTACATTAGAATTAGCATTAGAACCACTAGATAACATTCTTTTAATTTGTGAGTTGTCTTGATAATCATTGGAATTATAGTTATTGTAGTTGTGTGAAGCAAATTTTAATATAGGAGAAAGCAAATCTTTACTCTCTTTGTCAATTGGTGTAAATTTAACAAAATTATTTGCTTGTAGACACAAATCTCTGCTTTGTGATGGATATTTTTTTATAAATAATAATAGGGATAATCCAACAAATCCATAAAAAGCCATTTGATAATATTTCTTCCATTGTTTAAGCATATTCATATATTTTCCATCATTATATATATTTATAATAAAAAATCCTGTAATAACTATTATAATAATCTCTAACTTCATATATAAATTTCTAATATTTTATATTAAAAATTTATTTTAATAATTGAATAGTTGAATTATTCAATTATTTAATTATTCAATTGGTATTTTATTTAATTTATCAATAATTTGTAAAATTGGTATAACTGTTACTGCATATTTAGAATTAAATATATATTCATAAATAATATCTATAATATTTGATTTGAAATTATTAGAATAATTTCTATGCGGACTTAAAATATAATGTAAATAACAAGATAATATTCCATAGATGTCAACATTTTTAGAAAAAATACTTTCAAAATATTTTTCTTTATTAAAATCTCCTTTATCAAAATCAAAATAATTTAAGATTACGTGAGAACAATAATTACATATTAATTGTATTAATATAGTTTTAATTTGTTTTGGTTTTTTGTTTTTAATCTTATATATTTTATTTAATACATAGTCTCCTAAATATTTTTCATGTCCTTCTGAAAAATTATAAATAAACTCATGATAAATATTTTTAAATATTTTGAAAATTGTAGGTATAGTGAAATCTTTTTTATTAGTAATAGTATTTTTTAAAGAATAATTTAACCTTGTTAAAATAAACTCATTAAATAAAAGTTTACTAAATGGAGAATTGTACTGGATGCCTGATGTGCTTAATAATTTTTTTGGAACACTATTATTTTTATCTTTGAAATCTAACATTCCAAAATCAATGATTGTTAAATTATTATTTTTATATAAAATATTAGAAGCTTTTATGTCAAAATGATATATATATAATTTATTCATTGGAAAAATAGCATTTATTACTAGATTACGTAATAATATATTCATATCTTTAAAAGAAATTAAATTATTAGTTATTACAGTATCTAAGTTTTCTCCTCCATATGGCATATTTATTATCATAAAATTATCTAAATTATTATTAATATTTGCAGAATTATAGTCTAAAGCATAACACTTCTCAAAATTGTTTTTGTCTTGGGGTGTTAAGCTATCTGGATTGCATATAGAAAAATCATCTAATAAAAAATATTTCTTATAATTTGGAATAACCTTTAATAAAGAATTAATTTTTTTATATATATTCCACTCTTCCATCGTATATTTTTTTAAAGACAGTTTTGAAATTCCATCAGTTCTAGTTTTTTTATTTTTACATTTTAATGCAGGATAAAAAACGCACCCATATCCACCACTATCTAATACTTCCCCGCCTTTTTTAGTTTGTTTAGATTTTCTAGCTTGTTTAAGATGTTTAGTTTGTTTAATTTGTTTAATTTGTTTAATTTGTTTAGCTTTTCTAGTTCCATGCATTGTATTAACTTATTATATATATATATTAATTTTTTTTGTAATAGTAAATTGCTAAAATAATTAATGAAGTAATTAGTAAAAAAGAAATATATTCTTTTTTAATTACAATACTATTTGATTTGTTTCTATCATTATAACGAGTATAATTTTTATTATATTGTTCTAGACTTTCAGATAGAGTAATTTGTTTATAATCTAATTTTTTATTTACTCTATTATGTATAAAATACATCCATTTGATAAATGCTTCTCTAGAATCTAAATATGGCGTTACCGGATATGTGTCTAATAAAGTACTAAAAAAATTTCCCATATTTTCTATAGGTATAAATAAAGGTAGGTTTTGTATAAACTCATAATATTTTTTTTTAACAGTTTCATTTGGTTTGATTGGATAGGTTAAAGCAATTGTATGCAACACAAACCAATAATGTGGACCCCATACCTTTGGATTTAAAAATGTTTTATTTAAACTCATTAGAATAAATATATATAAAAAGATTTTATATATAACATATAAGATATATATATCATATTAATGAGTGACTATACATTTTGTAATAATTGTGGCAAACATGGACACCTATTTCATCAATGCAAAAATCCTATAACTAGTAGTGGAATTATTGTATATAATAATAAAGCAAATGAATTAAAGTTTTTAATGATTTGCAGAAAAGATACTTTAGGATATGTAGATTTTATTAGAGGCAAATATCATTTGTACAATAAAAGATATATAATTAATATTATAAATGAAATGACTATATCAGAAAAAAAAAACATATTAGAAAAAGAGTTTGACGAATTATGGCATGCTTTATGGGGCGATTATATAGGTATTCAATATAAAAGCGAATATAAAATATCAAAAGAGAAATTTAATATGTTAAAATTAGGTATAAAATTAAAAAATTGTGAATATAATTTAGTTTCTCTAATAAATGAATCTTCTACAAATTGGATTGATCCAGAATGGGGGTTTCCAAAAGGACGGCGCAATTTACAAGAAAAAGATATGTCTTGTGCTATAAGAGAGTTTGAAGAAGAAACTGGTTGTTCAAAAGATGCTTTAAAAATTATTTATAACTTATTACCAGTAGAAGAACTATTTACTGGTTCCAATTATAAATCTTATAAACATAAATATTATATTGCTTACATGGACGATACTATAAACTTAAACAATTATCAAAAGTCTGAGGTTAGTAAAATAGAATGGAAAACCTATAAAGAATGTATGCAACATATAAGACCCTATAATCAAGAAAAAATAGATATATTAAAACGAGTTGCTACTATAATTAATAACTATTTAATTTATTAAATAATATTAAATAATATTAAATAATATTAATATTTATATTTATAATTTATATATATTTATATATATTAATATGAGTAACAATTTAGAAGAAAAAGAATATCAATTATGGGATTCAGAGGTTGATAGTGATAATTATAAACAATTATATCCAAACTTGAATGATAGATCATTTAATAGAAAAATTGCTGAAAAGCAAGAGTTTAGTATTACACAGTATGATGGAACCTTAGCAGATATAAACGAAGAATCAAATAGATTATGTTCTGCCGATTTTGAAATAGCACCACATCAACAATTTGTAAAAAACTTTTTATCATATAATACGCCATATAACAGTTTATTATTATATCATGGACTAGGAAGTGGTAAAACTTGTTCGGCAATTGGAGTTGCTGAAGAAATGAGAGATTACATAAAACATCTAGGTATTAATAAAAAAATTATAATTGTGGCAAATCCAAATGTTTTAGAAAACTTCCGTCTTCAATTATTTGATGAGAGAAAATTAGAGCAAGTTCACAATAATTGGAATATAAAAAACTGTATTGGTAATAAATTATTAAAAGAAATAAATCCACTAAATATACAGGGATTATCAAAAGAAAAAATTATTAAACAAATAAATATTTTAATTGATAAATATTATTCTTTTTTTGGATATTTGAAATTTGCAAATGACATAGAAAAAATAACAATTATGTCTTCTGATACTAAAAATAAAGAGGTTATGATACAAAAAAAATTAGAAAAAGAGTATAAAAATACATTAATAATTATTGATGAGTTTCATAATATTAAAAATACTAAAGATAATTCTAAGTTGTCTGATATGATCAAAACCAAAGCAATCAAAGCAACCAAAGTAATAAAAGAAAATACCAAAATACTTCGTAATTTTCAATTATTATTTAATAATGTGCGCGAACTACGGTTATTATTTTTATCAGCTACACCACTATATAATAATCAAGAAGAAATAATTTGGATTTTGAATATTATGAACAAAAATGATAATAGAGACAAAATAAGCAAAAGTGATGTATTCGATAAAGAAGGTAATTTTGTAGAGGGCGGTAAAGAACTTTTAAGAAGAAAAGCTACCGGATATATATCATTTGTTAGAGGCGATAATCCATATACATTTCCTTTTAAAATTTGGCCATATGATTTTGCTCCAGATAAAACAAATTATGATTCTAATAAAAAAACTATATGGCAATCAAGCACCTTATATGATGGGCAATTTATTTATCCATCAATCGATTATAATAATCAATCGATAAGCAACATAAAGTATTTGTCTCTTTATATTGTTCCTGCTGAAAAATATCAAAGCGATGTATACACAATAACTCTTAATAATATTTTAACTAAACAAACTAATAAGCAAATAAATAAGCAAACTAATAAGCAAACAAATAAAGGAATAAACAAATTGGATAATGAAATAGACAATGAAATGGAAGATCAAGATATCGAACTGGAAGAAGAACTATTAAATGAGATAACCGATGAAGAGAGAAAAATAAGTAAAAACTCAACACAAAGCTTAGGATTAAACCTACAGTTATTATATCCATTAAATATAGTATATCCTAATAAATATGTTATGCAAAATGGAGTAATTCAAATGAATACCAGTAATATAATCGCTGGCATATCTGGGTTAGAAAGTGTTATGGATTTTGATAAAAAAAATTTAAATAAGTTTAGATATAAAAACAATATTTTAACTGAATATGGACGGATTTTCTCTCAAGATAAACTTAGAACATATAGCGCTAAAATAAAAGCAATTTGTGATAATATAAAAAAATCAACTGGAGTTATATTAATATACTCAAAATATATTGCTGGTGGGGTTATTCCAATGGCCTTAGCACTTGAAGAAATGGGATTTACTAGATATGGCACTGAACCCTCCTTATTTGAAACCTCGCCAATTGAACCATTAGATTTAAAAACATATGAAAATATTAGAACTAAAACCAGTATTCCAGCAAAATATACTGTGATTACTGGAAACATAAGCTTATCGCCTGATAATGCGCAATCCGTAATAGCAGCAACAGTTAAAGAAAATATAAATGGTAATAAAATAAAAGTAATTATTATATCCGAAGCGGGAGCCGAAGGTATTGATTTAAAATTCATTAGACAAGTACATATTTTAGAACCGTGGTGGAATTTAAGTACAATAGAACAAATTATTGGTCGTGCTGTTAGAAATTGCAGTCATAAAGATTTACAATTAAGTAATAGAAATGTTCAAATCTATTTATATGGAACGATAATAGCAGATACTGATAAAGAAGCTTATGACTTATATTTATACAGAAATGCTGAAGATAAAGCAATTAAAATTGGGCAAGTTACTAGAATATTAAAAGAAATTTCAGTAGATTGTTTATTAAATAGCTCACAACAAAATTTTAGTGCCGAAAAAATGAACTTGACAATTCAACAAACATTATCAAATGGAGCCTCAATTAATTTTAATGTAGGCGATAAACCATTTACGACAAATTGCGACTTTTTAGATTCCTGCTTATACAAATGTTATCCAGAAGACGAAATAAAAGAAACAAATAATTTGAGTTATTCTGATGACTTTTTTAATAATAATGAAAAAATAATTCATAGAATAAAAGAATTGTTTAAAGATAAATATTATTATGAAATAAATGAGCTTTTAACTCAAATTAATTATAAAAAAAAGTTTCCAGAGTTGCAAATATTTAAAGCATTAGAACAATTAATGGAACACAACAATGAAATTATTACTGATAAATATAATAGACAAGGTAGATTAATTAATCTAGGAACATACTATTTTTTTCAACCAATTGAATTGAGCGAAGTTAATATTTCATTATATGAAAGAAGTGTTCCAATACCTTATAAAAATAATAAAATACAAGTGTTTGGATTAAATAATTCAAGTAAAACGAATAGTCCAAAGAGCCCAAAGAGTCCAAAGAGTCCAAAGAGTCCAAAGAGTCCAAAGAGCCCATTCTCTATTCCAAGAATAAAACCAACATCATACAATATTGATAAACAAGAAACAAATAGAATGGAAAATAAAGGGCTTAGTATAGTTAATAAATTAGAAGAACACTATAATTTGGTTAAAAATAATGTAACTAATAAAATTATAGATAAAAAAGCAAAAGATTGGTATGTATTAGCAGGTCTAATAATTTCTGATTTTAAAAATATATTTTTAAAAAATAAAGATTCTATAGAAAATGATTTATATGATTTACTAATAAGTCATATATTAGAAGAATTGTTATATTATGATTTAATTGAAGTATTAAATTATTTATATAATAAAGAAGAACAAACTCTTACATTCTTTGAAAAAAATATATTAAATTATTTTAAAAATAATGAGTTATATTATAACACTATAACTGGTTTGTTATTACCCAATTTTAATAAAACAATTAAGAAAGTTTCATATGAAATTGTAATAAAATATAAAAATAAAGATAAAGCTGGTTATTTTTGGAAAAAAGCATTAGGAGAAGATAAGTATGATTTGCAACAAGTAATTGAAGACAAAAAATCATATATTAAAGCGAATGCAAATATTCCATATGGATTTATGGGATTAATTAATAAAAATAAAGAATCTGAACGGTTGTTTTATAAATTTAAAGGACGACCAGGCGATGGCGGTGCTACGTGTATTCAAAGAAATAAAAAAATAATAGAAAATTTAAATGCATTACTAAGCAATTTAGATGTAGCTACAGCTGATTTAGAGTTAATAAATGAAAAAAAATATAAAAAAGAAGAAATATGTATAATTGAAGAGTTATTATTAAGATTAAATAATAAAAATAAAACAAATGGAAAATTATGGTTTTTAACTCCGGTTGAAGATTTCTTATTTATGGAAAAATAATTATTAAAAATTGAATTAAATATACACTATTATATATTGTATTAATATATACACAGATGTCAAAATCTTATCGTAAAAGTAATTTATATAATAAAACAATCATTACAAAAAAAATTAGTATACCAATGAGAAGTATTACAACTATTATAAATAAAACAGAAGATTTAACTAAATACATGGAACAAGTTATAGAAAAAGAAATTTCAGATAAATGTATTGTTGAAGGCTATATTAAACCAAATAGTATTATAATTTTATCATATTCAAATGGTATTCAAGAAAATCAAAATATTAAGTTTCAAGTAGTATTTGAATGTTTAGTATGTAATCCAAATGAGGGTCAATTTATTAGTTGTGTTGCTAAAAATATTACAAAAGCAGGAATACGAGCGGAGATTGATGACGAACATAATCCGTTAATTATTTTTATAGCTCGAGACCATAATTATTTAAATAAATTATTTTCAAATATTAAACCTGAACAAAAAATAGTTGTTAGAATAATTGGTTCTAGATTTGAATTAAATGATTTAAAAATATCTGTAATTGGAGAAATTGTTAAATCAAGTAAGTTAGAAAAACTATCTGTTGGTGAAATTATTGCAGATCCGCTTGAGATTGATGATATTGATGATATGGAAGAAGCAGATGATATAGATGCTCTAGAAGCTGAACTTGCAGACCTTGAAGCCGATCTAGCTAATCTAGAAGGTGAAGGAGAAGGTGAAGAGGATGCAGCGCCTGAAGCAGAACCTGAGGCAGTGGAAGAAGCAGAAGCAGAACCTGAGGCAGTGGAAGAAGCAGAAGCAGAACCTGAGGCAGTGGAAGAACCTGAGGCAGTGGAAGAAACAGAGGCAGTGGAAGAACCAGAGGCAGTTGATAGTGATAATGAGCTTGAAGAATCAGACGTTGAAAGATCAGAGGTTGAAGAATCAGATGTTAAATAAAAAAATAAAATAATTTATTATTTATTTTATTATTTATTTTATTATTTATTTTATTATTTATTTTATTATTTATTTTATTATTTATTTTATTATTTATTTTATAATTTAATTTTTTATTTCAATTTAAATATAAATTGAAATATAATTTAACTAAGTTTGTTAGGCATAATGACTGAATTAGATAATGATTTTCCATGGTCTATAATCAATGCTTATTTCTCAAAAGAACATTTACGTCAATTAGTTAGACATCAATTAGAGTCATATAATGATTTTATAGAGAGACAAATTGCAAATACAATTAATATGTTTAATCCTATTCTTATTAATTCAGATCATGATTATGACAAAGAAAGTAATAAATATAAGTTACAAATTGTAATTACAATTGAAAATTTTGGAATTAATCGTCCACAGATTCACGAAAACAATGGTTCAACAAAGCTGATGTTTCCACAAGAAGCAAGATTAAGAAATTTTACATATGCTTCAAATATGACTGTTACATTAAACATTAAGTATATAATTAGGAGCGGTGAAAACTTAAATAATGTGAATACATTTTATAAATCTTTGCCTAATATTCATATTGGAAAAATTCCAATTATGTTAAAATCAAATGTATGTGTATTAACTCATTATAAACATATTCCGTCTGAAATAACTGGTGAATGTAAAATGGATCCAGGAGGGTATTTTATTATTAATGGTTCTGAAAAAACTTGTTTAGGCCAAGAAAGAGCAGCTGAAAATATCATATATTGTTTTGATATTCTTAAAAATAATAGCAAATGGAGTCACATTGCCGAAATTAAATCAGTGCCAGATTGGAAGTCCATTTCGCCAAAGCAAATCTCAGTTATGATTAGTCAAAAAAATAGTGGTTATGGTTATGGCATATATATACAAATTCCGCGAGTTAAACAACCCATTCCTATTGTTGTATTATTTAAATCATTAGGAATTATTACAGACAAAGAGATTTGTAAAAAAATTGTATTAGATATTGATAATACTGCTAATAAAAAATATTTGGAACAATTAAAAGCATCAATTGTTGAAGGAAATGTGTATTTAACTCAAGAAGATGCATTAAAATACTTAACAACACAAGTAATTTTTACTCCATTAAATATGGATAAAGAAACTGGACAATTAAAAAAACGACAATTTGCGATTGAAGTTATTAATAATGACATATTTCCACATTGCCATACAAAAGAACAAAAAATCTACTTTTTAGGATATATGATTCTTAAGTTACTAAAATGTTATAATAAAGAAATTCCGTGTGATGATCGTGATTCGTATATTAATAAGAGGATTGATTTAACTGGAACATTACTAAATAATTTATTTAGGAATTATTTTAATAAATTGGTTAAAGACATGCAAAAACAAATTATTAAAGAAATTAATAATGGTTCATGGAAGTCAAGAGAAGACTATGAAAGCATTATTACATTAACTAATATTTATAAAATTATAAAATCAACAACAATCGAAAATGGATTTAAAAGAGCACTTGCTACAGGTGATTTTGGGATTAAACAACTTAACAGCAATAAGGTCGGAGTAGCACAAGTATTAAATCGATTAACCTATATTGCTAGTTTAAGCCATTTACGACGAGTAAATACCCCAATTGATAAAAGCTGTAAACTTATTCCACCTCGTAAATTACATAATTCGACGTGGGGATATTTATGCCCAGCAGAAACGCCTGAGGGTGGTTCTATTGGTGTTGTTAAAAACTTAAGTTATCTAGCCACTGTAACAATTGAAACTGATAGTGAACCAGTGAGAGAATATGTAATAAGTAATATTGATGGATTTTCAGAAAATATGATGAATGAAGTAAAAGTATTTGTGAATGGAGCTTGGCTTGGTATTACAAAAGAACCAATTAAATTATATAATTTATTAAAAATGAAGAAATATAAAGGAATAATTAATATCTATACAAGTATAGTATTTAACTACAAAACAAAAGAAATATTGATTTGTAATGATGCAGGTCGATTAGTTCGTCCAGTGTTAAAAGTAAAAGATAACAAAACTTATTTAACACGTGATATTATTACAAAATTAAAAAATAAAGAATTAGATTGGAATGATTTATTAACTGATTATAAAATAGAAAACTCAGTAATAGAATATATTGATCCAAGAGAACAAAATAGTAGTCTTATTGCAATGAAATATAAAGATTTAAATAGACAAGATAATAATTATATTTATAATTATACGCACGTTGAAATACATCCAAGCACGTTATTTGGTATTTTAGCCTCTTGTATTCCATTTTCGGAACATAATCAAGCCCCAAGATTAACTTATCAGTGTGCAATGGGTAAGCAAGCAATGGGGGTATATGTGACCAATTTTAATAATAGAATGGATAAAACTGCATATGTTCATAGTTATGGGATGAGACCCTTAGTTGATACACGTATTATGAATCTTATTAATTTAAACAAGATCCCATCTGGCGCACAAGTAATTGTTGCAATTATGACTTATACTGGTTATAATCAAGAAGATAGTATTTTATTTAATAAAGGGGCAATTGAAAGAGGATTATTTCAAGCCACAATTTATCATACAGAAAAAGATGAAGATAAAAAAGTTCACGGCGACCAAGAAATTAGATGTAAACCGGATGCTACAAAAACAAAATCTATGAAATTTGGTAATTATGACAAGGTAAATGAAAATGGCGTAATACCAGAAAATACTAAAGTAGATGATAGAGATATAATTATATCTAAGATATTACCAATTAAAGAAAATAGAAATAATCATACAAAAGTTATTAAATATGAAGATCAAAGTAGAATCTATAGAACAAATGAAGAAACATATATTGATAAGAATTATATTGAAAGAAACGGAGAAGGCTATAATTTTGCAAAAGTAAGATTAAGAACTTTGCGGCAGCCAGTAATTGGCGATAAGTTTTCATCAAGACACGGACAAAAAGGTACAATTGGAAATATAATTCCAGAAGCAAATATGCCATTTACGCAAGACGGAACACGTCCTGATATTATTATCAATCCTCATGCAATTCCAAGTCGTATGACTATTGGACAACTAAAAGAAACCCTTTTAGGAAAAGTGCTTCTTGAATTAGGATTATTTGGCGATGGAACCAGTTTTGGCGAGTTTAATATCAAAGATATTTGCACTGAACTACAGAAGATTGGTTTTGAATCAAAAGGCAATGAATTATTATATGATGGACAAAGTGGAGAACAAATTAGAAGTAATATATTTATTGGTCCCGCATTTTATCAAAGATTAAAACATATGGTTAATGATAAGCAACATAGTCGTAGTATTGGTCCAATGGTTAATTTAACAAGACAACCTGCAGAAGGTAGATCTCGCGATGGTGGTCTTAGATATGGAGAAATGGAAAAGGATGCAATGGTAGCACACGGGGCAAGTCAATTTAATAAAGAAAGATTATTATATGTTTCTGATTTATTTGTGACACAAGTATGTAAAAAATGTGGAATGCTAGCGGCGTTTAATAATAAAGAACATATTCATAAGTGTAGGTTTTGTAATAATACTACTGATTTTAATCAGATTCATCTGCCATATGCGTGTAAGTTACTCTTTCAAGAACTAATAACAATGAATATTGCGCCAAGAATAATCACCGAAAATTATTAAATATTAAATATTAAATATTAAATATTTTTTTTTATTTTTAAATATTAAATATTTTTTTTATTTTTAAATATTAAATATTTTTTTTATTTTTAAATATTAAATTATATTGTATTTATATAAATGACATTAACCCAGATAAATAGTTTTAAATATCCAATTAGCAATTATTTAGGAACAAAGCCTTGCGGGCCAAATTGTAATCCGGTTGGCTGTACTTTAAAACCGAGATTTAAGGAAGGAACTAGTGATGTTGCATTAGCAAGAAAACAAATAAGAATGGGCAATAACCGTGTCTATATGAATAGTGAGACAATTACCTCTTCTCCAATTTTAGAGAATGGAAATGTAATTATTGCTGGTTCTACTATTACTAATATAGGAGGACTCACTCCATTTAGAGCATTTATGAATGCGGGCGACCCTGCTATGACATATAACTCACCAAATATAGATCCTTCACAATTACCCGACTGGAATCCATTATATAAAACAATTACTAATCAAGTATCTAGCACAAGACACTCTTCTAATGCTACCAGTAAAAGAATGAGTGGTCGCACGCCAATTATAAACTATGCACAAACGCCTATAGTCCAAGGATCACTGTGGACTGGAAATAATAAGTTTGTATATGATGGTTCTGATTATATTAAATATAAAAAACTCCGCGCTGAAAATAAAAATTATAATGATATTACATATGGCGGTGATAATAATAACGCATCATCCAGTGCTATACTACGTGTTCGACGTTAATTGTTTATTTTTTTTTTAATTTTAAACAAATTAATAAAAAAAATGTGACCATTAAAATCGTGAATATATATTTATCATACATATTTTCATTATAAGTATTATAAGTATTATAAGTATTATAAGGATAATTTGCATATTTTCCATCAGAAATATTAGCATAAGTTTCTCTAACACAACCATCACATACTCCATTTTGGGGTTCGCCGCTGCAGTCTCCTCCAGATGAACCACTAATTGGATTTGTTCTATTAGTCCATAAACAGTTATTAATAGTTTTAATATCTGCTTTATTTAAATAACGCGTTTTGGTTGATTTACGTAAATCTTTATCTATTGTTTGTAACGTTACTGCAGCACACGAATTATCTGGATTTTTAGAAAAAACATCAAATAGCTTTTCAGGTTTTATTTTCATAACGCTTTTAACTAATCCAGGAAGCAAACCTTTTAACATTCCCGGTGGAACATTATCAATATATAAATATCTGTCCTGTTCTTCATCAGTCTTAACATCTTTACATTTTGCTCCAGTTTTAAAAAAATATCTATTTCCTAATGGTTCATTTCCTCTAATAGCGTTTCCCCTACCTTCAGTAAGTACCTGAATGTAATTAATTAATCCACCAATATCCCTTGTTAAAGTACCAACATCTCCTCTCGAAGACATTCCTAATTCTTGCGGCGCTTTAATATAATCTTTGTAAGGAAAATCTTGAATTCCAAAATTAACTACCATTTATATATTATTATATTATTTATATTATAATATTATAATATTATTTATATAAATAATATTATATTATATGGAACCTGAAAATTGTAATATATGTAATGTTAAATGGAAGAATGATATTTCAAGTGTTAAAATCGCTTTAATACCTACCAATTCTAGACCCTTATTACAACCTAAGTTTTGGATTATTAAAAATAGACCAATGCAAGAATTATTAACAAATAATGATAAAAAAACATTTAAAGAAACTGAAGATCGTTATGATTTAATACAATCAACAAATATAAATAATGAAGATTATTTACAATATAATAACCCTGATGTAAAATTAAACTCTGATGGTAAGATCGCTTGTGATAATGAGGCTGGAGTGTTTCATAATAATATGTACTCTGGACCAGGTTGGAAAAAATCAAGAACGCATCCAAACACCCGAACTGCTTTAAGTAGGCCAATTAAACATTGGCGTAAACAATTATTTCCACGACAGTTTAATACAAGTGATGAATCATTAAATATAGCATATGATGTAACCGATTCAATCTCACGTGGTCGACGTAATAGTGGAGGTTTATTTGACAAACCAAATGGTTATTTTATAACTGATAAAATAGTTAGTAAAGAGATTAGTTGTTTACCAATTTATATAAATACTACTAAAGATAGTTTAAATAGTTGTCAACAATTAGATATTATTACTTATGGTAAAATAATTAATTGTGCTATTAAAACTGCTTTATTTAAGTCACGGCCTGGTTCATATACTTCTAATTCAATATACCAATTTACTAGCAATAAATCATATTTACAAGCTAGAAGTAAATTATATGAGCAAGTGGCGAATGTTAATAGTTCAACTACACCTAATTCTAGTTTTTATTTAAACTATAAGCCTAATACTTTAAACTGTAAAAAGGTTCCTTCTAATATAGTAACTAATAGTCATTATCCCGTTTCTTCTAGAAACAATACACGACAAAAAAGTAAAAATGCTATTATTCAAAACCAATATAATATAACAAATAGATATGGTATTACTAGTCCAAAACATTAAACTCCTTCTCACTATTATTTTTTTTTATTAAAAAACTCATTTTCAATATTTCGTTTTGTAGTTTCAATATTATTTAATTTAGCATCTTGTGCGTTTACAAAAGTAATATATTCTTGCACTTTAGAAAGAATATTTTTATCTAATTCCGTTAAGTTTATAAAACAACCATTCGAGTTCTCGCTTACTTTTACATTATTAGATATAAATAATTTTAAAATATCTAATTGTTGTTGTTTATTAAACTGTTCTATAGTGTCTTTTGTTTTTTTTAAATATTCAGTAGTATTCATAGTATTCATAGTATTCATATTATTTATATAAATTATTATAGTAATATAACTTTAATTTATTAAATATATTATTTTATATATATATTTTATATATGAGTAAAGTTGGAATCCCCCAACCGTTTCCAAAACCTTTAGATGTATATAACATGTTTAGTTCTAAAAATAGTAGCACAAATAGTAGCACAAATAGTAGCAAAAAACAGACTCCTCCTCTTGATATTCCACTACTAGCAATACCACCTCCATCTGACTTGTATAATAGATTTAGTTCTAGCAGTAATCGTTCTGATAAATTATCTCGTATGAATAAGAAAAAATGTCCAAAAGGCACACGTAAAAATAGAAAAACTAAAGTTTGTGAAACTC